CAGGTCTCCATAATGGAGTTGAATCTGATCATATATGTGATCGATCCTGTGTGTATTAATGAGGGAAGAACGACGGACTATGCCATGAACTTCATATCCTTTTTCAAGGAGAAATTCGGCAAGGTACGATCCATCCTGTCCAGTAATACCTGTGATTAGTGCTTTCATTTAACCGAATGATATAGACTCACCTGCACCCAGACCTTCACTTAAATCTTCAAGATCAATACCTGTCATAATATCGGTTGCTAATCCGACATTAAGAGTGCTGGTATCGATATCTATATTATATGTTTCTGTTGTACCTGATCCTACAGTGAAAGTTACATCACCGCCTAGTGGTGAATGAAATCCATCATCACCGAATAAAGGAGAGGTAGAGGAATGCTGTGCAGAGTTATCAGCTATAGAACGGAGTTTTAAATAAGTACTCCAGAGTTCTTTTAGCGTATCTGTCTCTTCGTCTATATTTAGTGCTTCTATGACTGCGAGTTTAACCCCATCAGCAGCAGTCTGATAGGTGTCATAGGCATGATTTTTTCCACAAGACATGATTAAAGATCTTCAGAGATTACATCCATTAGGACATCGTAGTCCGCAAAATCGTTGCCTGAAAATTGAATGAGTCCTTCGTTCTCGTAGTACCTTCTAACCTTCTTGTATAGTTTAGGATGCTTCAGGTCTAGGAAAATTTCCTTGTTTGCTGCAGCACGAAGTGTACTCAAGTCTTTCTTGAACTTACTCGACAAAGACATTGTTTTGGATATGTTAACTCAACTATTATAGTCTAGTGGTTATCGTTTGTCAATTCTTTTTCTGTTTTGAAAATATCATATGCAAATTTGACACCTTCCTTTGACAAAAGTATCTTCTTTGCAACAGTCATCTCTTTACTATAGAAAATAACTGGTTGGTTCTTGCAGTCTCCACTCACTTAACTAACTCCTTCTTACCTTTAAAGGTTCCTTTCGTGCAGAAATAGAAAGTATAATTTTCTGTGGTCACATAGTAACCATCTATTGATTGTCCATCATCCGTATAACCATACGCTTTGACTTTCTCATCAATGCCATCAAGTCTGAAATTTTTATTATCTCTTATTAAATATTCGTGGTATCTGGCATCTAAGTCGATCATCGTTCCTCGTAGGTAAGTTTGCGGATCCGTCTTTTACGGCGTTGTTCTTGCCATTCTAACTGATCTTTCGTTAAATGTCCAGTTTCCCTGACATTCGCTGTAGTATTTATTAATAATATTTCTGATAGGTTAACTGCCGACACAGTATCTCCATCCAGAATAGTTCGGTTTGTACACCCACAACTCTGAACTTTATTGCTACTGACCAATTCAGTATTACATCTCTTGCATTTAATTCTTAGCATAATTCAAATAAAAGTAACTTCAGTAAATCTTGTAGTGGTTTTAAAAAAATTGTCCGTTATTGCTTGACCGTGGAACCACTGACCAGGAAAAACAACTCCTTGATTAAACCTATCCAATATGCATAACTCTTCAGTGAACTGCTTCTTTGTTCTCCAAGGATTGCTATGTTCTGTATCTCTCTTTTTTAAGAATGCTTTTGCTTTTGTATTGGCAGCATGGTATAGAGTAGTACCTGCTTTCATATGATGAGATGGATTCATATAGATCATAAAGTTTAACTGTCCATCCACATGTGGATGCCAATAGTTACCAGCACCAGGATAATCTGATATTAATCTAAAAGTATTAGTAGTATTTGGAACAGCATTTGGATCTATATTTGCAACACCATAAGCATCAGCAAGCATTTCAATAAGAAACTTTCTATTTTGATCCCATCTATTATCAATGGCCGTCTGACCATCCATAAAGTCTATACCATTCTTAGACCCCTTAATAGATTTATGAGTTCTGATTGCTTGAATAGAACTCAGGTATGAATACACCCTATCTGGATACTTATATACATCATCAACAAACATGATCCTAGAATCCCTCCAAGGTTCGACATTGATCGCCCAGTTAGAATTAAATTCAAAATCAGATGCTTTAAAAAATTTAGTCACTCGAACATGAATGTGTAGTTTACTCTTCGATTATTTGATCCCTCAATCATAGAGACCTTGTTAGTTTCGTGAAAATATTTAGAGTTAAAAATTAAAAGTCTGTTGCATGCATATGGGATGACAGTCTTCTTGGATTTAGTATACTCTAGATATTTTCTTATCATTATTATATCATTATTATACTCTTCCCAACTCCAACTTGGTGGTGGTTGTATATCATAAAGAATTAATCCATTCTTCTCTGAATCTTGGACAGATTCATTAGGACTAACCCAAAGATTAATATTATATTTTGCTGGATCTGCATGAGGTGTAACTCCATCAGCATTATTATCGTGTACAAATGCCCAACCTCTAGAAAATTCTCCTAAAAATTGATATTTTAATTTGAGTGAGGTGACTATATCCTCCAACAGAACAATTGGAAATGAATCTTTTGAGAAGTTTATAGAATAGTATCCCTCATAGGAATCATTCTTAACATCTGTAGTCAATGCAAAGTCTCTTAACTCATCTATAACCTCAGGAAGAAATAAATTATCTTCTATGAAGTAACGATCATCTTTAATTATCTTTTCTACAGTACTTGAATGCATAAGTAAAACGATGATCAGATTTAAGAGGAGTTGCTCTATGCCAAACCCATGCAGTAAATTTTAGTATGGTATTTGGTACTGGTGGTATAGCAATAATTTTATCATCAAGATAAAACTCAGTTGCCCCACCCTCATTTAGACCAGTATAGAGTTCGTTGCCATAAAATATAAAAGTTACAGCATCGTAACCATCTGCACAGTCTTGATGAAAATTTGCTATCTCTCTAGGAGCAAAGCAATTAATATATGCTCTATACAATTCATACTGTTCCATCTCTGGAAACCTAGAACATATATTTTCATCAAACATATCAATTATATGCTGATCCTTATCACTTATTGCTATGTTCCTTTCGGCCTCAGGTACAATCTCTCCATTATCCAACTCACCAACTCCAATCATTTCATCCATGATGTCATAGATCATTCCTGTTGGTTTTAAATTACCAGCATCACTCTCACCCCATATGTAAGGTGAGTCTTTAGCAAACTTTACTGCATAAGAAAAATCTTGTGCTGATAAAAATTTAGGAACTGTTGCAATGGATGGTTTAAGATCCGTAATATAATTATAGTCTCTCATAAATCAATACTGTTAACAGCAGTTACTCTCCATACTATACTGTATCTATACACATATGGATGCCTTGGTCCTAGACCTCTATGCCAATAATTAGATGGAAAAATAATAACTCTGCCAGGCACATACTCATGCTCTTCTATAACATTACCATGTTGTTCATCAAGTATTTGGAACTGACCACCCCACTCTTTTTCCCATTGGCAATTTGAGAAGTACATGATAGTTGAATTACTAAGATCACCATCAAGATGAGCACTACCATCACAAAAAGAATGCTGTAAATTTATATCTATTCTCGACAAATAATATGTTGTATCAGTTACCTCTTCAATATGTCGCAACATATTAAGAAACATAGGTGCTTTAGGTGACCAGTTTGTAACTGTATTAACACTAGTTCTTTCAAATAAATTCTCACCAAATAATCTATGAGTACCACCTCCACCATCAGGATAGCGTCTGCCATTTGCTTCATTAGTACATGAAACAGGTAGATTAACCACCATCTCATCTGTAGTTGCTACAAATGCAGGAGAAAATAAGTTGTCATATACTTTAGCAATCATACTCTTACCCATAGATGTGGTGATGTAACAATGTTTTCATAACGATCATCAACTGTTTCTGAAGATGTAATGAATATATCATACACTATAGATGCTCTATAATGTGATCCAGAAAAACCTCTAACATTATGCATTACACTAGATGGAAATACAATTAGATCTCCATCTACAGGATTGAATTGAAATATCCCTAGGTGTGGTTTTAAATTTAATGGTAACATATCCATTTCATTACCACTTGTAAGATTTAAAGTTCCTCCACTACCCTCAGTCCTTAGATAATAGACTCCACTAAAATGAGATCCTTTATGGTAATGATTTGGATTGCCACCATCCTCCAATCTAGTTACATTCGGCCATGACTTCTGGAAAAAAACAGAATAGTCTGAATCATCAGTGATCTCTTTTAAATATTCTCTAACTGCCTGACCCATATGATAGTTTAACCAATAGAATTGCTTAGTAGTATGTAACAAAAAGAACTCTGGTATGTCTTGATCACCTGTAAAATTTCCACAATCATTAATCTCTTCTACATTTTTATTATAAAATTTTTCACATACATCCATCATGCCATCCCATTCTTTCTTGGGGCATGTAACATTAGTTTTATAAAAAGGAGTAGGAAAAAGATAATCTATCATTGCTGAACTTCAATCAACGGAGTATATAACCAACCCTCTCTTGTATAATTACAATGAGATGGTACATTTGTACTGTCGTATTGATATACAGAAATTTTATACTCAGCAGATGGACACTCAGTAAGAAGTGTGCGTTGAAGACGATCAAAGTATTGTCCTACATTATTATTATCTCCGTTAACAGAGCAAAAGAATGAAAATTTAGAATCTTTCTTTGCCAAATCCTTTATACATTTAATTAAAAAATACATGTTAGTACATCCATATTTCAATAACTCTTCATCAGCATCCTCAATGTAAGGATCATGGAAGAAACAATCATACTTGTCGAGGTTGTCTATACATGGCCATGCTTGTTTAATTATTTTTGCTTTAGGATATTTCTTTGCCCACTTTAATGCTTTTTTATATACACCTTCATCTGGTTCAAGAATAGTATGAGATTTGATATCAAACTGTTGGATTTGTGTAGCAGAATAACCATACCCAAAACCAATTTCCAATACATCACCTGCTGGTTCTAGTAAATTGATACAAGTTTCCATATAATGCTTCTCCCACTCCATCATATACATGTGGGTATCAGAAGTACCATAAAGAGTATCGTCTTTAAATTCAGCCATAATTTTTTCTCATGTATCGACCAAGTATATTACTATTATAATACATCGGTTCATTATTATCAAATTTTTCTTCTAAGACATTATTTAAAAAGAGTTGCTTGGTCTCTTCATAATTGACCCATCCTCCTGTAGTGTGGAGCGATATGATTTCTCGTTTAAAGTTGGAGTTTCCAAGTAGTTTCCTATCTGCAGTAAGCTCAGGACAGCTCCCATAGTATTTTTTCCAGTCACTTTCAGATGTAACTTTCCTACCGCCACCTCTAGGCTTTCGTTTTTGATAGAAATATTTTCGTCCGATGTATTTCTTACCCGACTGGAGATTTGTAATGCGGTAGACGAAACCGAAGAAATCGCCAATATCATCAGAAGTGAAAGCTGTATCTTTGTAGTACCAGGGATTGTCATAATTCATTTGTAACAGAATAAAAAATTATCAACAAAAGATTCTGACTTCTCCTTACCAAACTTTGCTGTAAGATATCCTCTAACAGGATCTAGTTTGGTCATGTAAGTATCAAAGTCTTTATATACTGTTGTATCTAGTCCCGTAGGGTTCGCCTCATCTATGATATGTTTATACCATATAAGATATGTTTTAAACATAGGCAAATAATCATTGACCTCCTCAGGTTTACAGTATCTTACAAATATATTTTCTGAAAAATGATTACCCATCTCAAAGAACCTATACTTACCATCGTCTTTAGGCAAACTATCGACAGAGTATAGATAATTTTCTCTTGGATGTTGGAAGTCAAATACTATTATAACTTTCTTCTCACTAAACTTCATGAGATCCATACCAAAACAGGGAAGATCAGCACCAGTCTTAGGGTAAAGTATGGTGTTGTATATGTCAGATCTTGGATCGTTTATCTGTGCTTCTCTTGCTTTTAGGAAGTGCTTACCTGTACGAATATCAGCATGTAAAGTAGCATCTTTTGCTTCCCAATCAGCCCATGTTTCTTTTACTTCTAAGTCAGGGAATGTCTCAAATAAAACATCCTTATACTTTTGCCACAGAGTCTCCGTCGCATTTTTCAATTTGCTTACCATATGTCACACAAGGATTCTGTCCGCAACCACAGTTCTTTGGTTGCTTCTTCTCCTCTATGTATAACCCCATAATATAATCTATTTGCTCCTCAGATAGTCTGTCATAGACATCTAAAGATAGTTTTCTTTCCTCTAGATAATCAACTATTTCTGGTGCAATGTGTACAATGTGTGAGTCAGCAATACCTTCTCTTACTACATTCTTAACTGTACTGAGAACTTCATTCTCAACATTCAAGGTCTTTGGATAGTCCTTGTCACCTGGTTTTGCTTTCTTCTCACCAGATCCTGACTTCATTCTTGCTTTCTTTTGACGGATGTTATCCCATAGACCATCCTTACCTTCTTCAATATCCTCTTCCTTCACACAGTTAGGAACATCTTTACCACCTTTCTTCTTGGTTCCTTTTGCCTTGTAACCATCCCAACAAGTAGATGCACCAACATTCTTTCTTGCTTGCTTCATGCTACCTTCTATCACTTCTTTATTCTTTTCATCATTAATTACATGCTCATGCATTTCACTAACAAGAACTTCCAACTCTTGAACAGGAACATTCTTCAAAAGATTTCTGCCAGCAAATAGCACATCATAGTGAGTGATGTTACCATTCTCATCAAGAGTATGCATTTCTTTAATACATTCTCCCAAACCATACTGTTCGTGCTTTACTTTAGATGAGCAGTCATGCTTGACCTTCTTACCCATTGCCTTCTTGATTGCCTTATCCTTAGAACCAAAGTATTCTGCCTTACCTGATTCTACTTTACCGTCTCCATCATAATCTTTTGCTGCTTTCTTCTCTTCTAGTTTATGTGGGATTGTATTACCATTAGCATCTTTCTCATGATGCTCTTTTACTTTCTTCTTACCTTTTTTAAATGATCCATCTACCTCACCCTTCTCATATCCCTTTCCGTCTCCATCATCATCCCACCATCTCTTTGCTTTGACTGCTTCAGTTCTAGTTTTTTTATTAGAATGATGTGATGGATCACCAAATGCAGGGTTGTTCTTATACTCAGGTTTTTGCTTGTCCTTTTCTTTCTGCAATTTTGCTGCTTTCTTATCAAGGAAATCTTTCATAGCACCACCTGCCTTACCAGATCCTTTATATAAACCGTACTTTGCTCCTTCAAAAAAACCAGTAGCAGCAAGACTTTTAATTATTGCTCTTGCAGTTTTCTTCTCAGCAAGATCTGAATTCTCATGTAAACGAGGATTAACCATGCACATTACAGAGTAAAACTCAGGATCTAACTCACGAGGTAGTGCTTCTATTATATTATCCAAGAGACGAGGACTCTCATATCCTTTCTCCACTAACTTTTTAGCGACACCAAGATAATACTCTTCCCATATTGGATCAACAGCAGCTAATCTTTTCCTGTAGAATGATTCATCTGTTA